TATATAAGACGCGAAATCCCCCCCAAAAAAAAAAAAATATCAGTGGTCAACCGACGCCAAAAACTTTTTAAATGCAATGCGACGACAAGGAATCTTTTGGATACTCACGTGTCCCTCACCAAACTCCATCATTGAAGACTCGGTTACAACACAAACTTGCCCAGTTGGAGTTGTCTGGTTGCACGGACAACTCGAGAGAGGAAACGAGTCCGGATATCTCCACTACCAGGTCCTCGTGGCATTCGGCCAGAAGAAGTCTCTTGCCCAAGTTAAAAGCTGTTTCGGAAGAAACGTTCATGCGGAATTGTCCAGATCTGAAGCTGCCGAATCCTATTGCCACAAAGAAGATACTCGCGTTGGAGACGTCTTCTCCCTTGGTGCAAAACCAATTCGTAGAAACTCCAAGACGGACTGGGAGTCCGTTTGGACCGCCGCCAAGTCCGGAGATCTTGCAGCCATTCCCGCGAATATCAGAGTGGTTTCTTATCGTACCCTCAGAGCCATACAGTCAGACTTCTCGATTCCTAGAAGTATTGAAAGAAGAGTTGACGTTTTTTGGGGTACTACAGGAACTGGAAAATCAAGACGTGCTTGGGATGAAGCAGGAGAAGATGCTTATGCTAAGTGTCCGAGATCAAAGTTTTGGGACGGCTACCAAGATCAGAAGCATGTTGTCATTGATGAATTTCGCGGAGGTATCGATGTATCCCATCTACTTAGATGGTTTGACCGTTATCCAGTACGTGTTGAAATCAAAGGATCTTCCAGACCCTTTAATGCAGAACGAATTTGGATTACTTCAAACCTCCCGGTTGAACAATGGTACCCCTTGATTGATGAAGAGACCTTGAATGCTTTAAAGAGAAGACTTAATATAATTCACTTTAACTAAAAAAAAATATGCCTTATGTTCGTAGAGTACAAAGAAGCCGTCGTATTCGCCGTGTTATTCGTCGTCCTGTTAGGCGTGTTCGGACTTATCGGCCAAGACGTGTTGTCCGGCGCGTTGTCCGCACTAGACGTCCGAGTGCCCGATCCAGATAAGGTTTCAGGTCGCGAGTAAGATAAGCTTTCCTTAAATAAACTTTTGTTATGCCCCGTAGATCTTATGCCAATCAATTTCGTATTGCTGGTGCTGCTGTCTTAGGCGGCCTTATAGGAAATGTTCCAGGGGCTTTCATAGGTGCTTATGCAGAAGAACGAAGACAAAGACAAGTTGCCGAAAAACAAAGTATGAAACGGAAATATGTAGATGGTCAAAATGATCGTTATCAACATAAGATTCAAAAAGTACGGCCTCAGTTATCAATTAGAACTGATAGGAAAAGTCTTTTGCCCCCAAAAAAAAGTATGCCAAAAAGTAATCCTGTAAATGCTTTGGTACAAAGATCTTCAATGAAGGTTACAGGCAAAACAGCTGTAAAGAAGACCAAGAAAGTTAAAGTTCCTGATTTGCTACGAAAGCAAATTAAACAGGTGATTGTTGGTCATGCTGCTTATGGAAGTTATCGTACTATTAAATGTGGCTATGTAGGTAGTATTTATACTACTGCTGGTGCTACGCCTATTAATGGGGATGACCAGGATTCAAATATGCGTGCTGTTTATTTTCAATCTACTGCTAATGATACTATTCCTGGCCGTACATTGTATAATCAGTTAGTGCAAATTGGTGTTGAACCTGCTATTACAACAATTGTTCCTGGTACTGGGTTGAATTTTTTTACTCCTGGTAAAATTATCGATGCAGCGTCAGTTTGTTTTAATGGTAAAACACCTAGTCTTTCTCCTTATGACACTTTTGGGAATCTTAGTACAGTTACTGCTGTAGCTAATGGAGATCCAAATGTTAATTCTGTTGGGAAGTTGAAGATTAATGTGTTGAATTCTTATGCTCAATTTAGTATTAAGAACGTATCTAATCGTATCGTTACTATGGAAATTTGGGAATGTACTCCTACTTTAATGTTTCAACCTGGTAATGCTTTAGCTTCTTTGGTAAGTAGTTTAACAAATTTAAGCTCTACTGCTAATACTGATAGTGCTTTTCTTTATTATAGACCTGCTAATGGTCCAAGTGCTCAATATTCACTTTATGATCCTGCCTTAGATCCATGTGCTATTGCGAAAGAAAACTTTGAATTTAAATTCAAATGGAAGAAACGATTAATGCAATTAAACCCTGAAGAAACTTGTATTCACAGTATTCAAGGTCCTAAGGGTATTTTGGATTATTCGAAAATTGTTCAAACTAATCAAGTTACACCAGATCCTGGTCTTCAAATTAACCGAAACACTTTGTTTAAAAACTGGAGTGTCAGTTGTATTATTGGTGTTTCAGGGGATCAGGTATTGGCAACGAATCCAGCTGGATTGACTGCTGGTGGTAGAAAGATTTTTGAGACTACTACAAGAAGTACTGGGATGCCTGTTGCAATTGAAGTTCAAGAATTTTATAAGTTCTCTGTTCCTGAAGTAGCTGGGTTTAGAAATGCTGATGTTGTTAGCGGTGAATCCCAAATGTTGACGTTTCGAAAGCAAAAAAATGTTGTTTTGAATGCTGTAGAAGGTGGAACATTCCCCTATGTTTTGTCTAATGAAACTGCTCCTATTTTGGAGACTGCGCTTGGGAATTTGCAACAAAATTAATATAAGTGAGAACGTAGTTCGAATTAATCGATATTATGCGCTCGCAGAGCCGAGTGACCATATGCGCATGCCCTCGCTCCAGTTTATAATGGGCCGGCCGCCCCGAGGCCCCGAGGACGAAGTCCGAGTCAGCGATTAGTATACACTTAATAGTTCCGTGAAAACACGTGACCTCAAGTCACGTGTTGAGAACTGAACTATATTATTACTTACTAATCGCCATTCTCTGTTCTCGATCCTACAGCCCCCCGCCAGGGGGTCTCAAAAGCAGACCCTACACGTGACAGACCCTAAAGTTTAATTACCCCTGATCTAAGGGTAAAAGTCAAAGTTAAAAAGTCGCGATTTTATTGGTTGGAAATTTCAAGAATTCTACCGGATTCGATGTGGCGCAGCAAGCCCGGCTCGACTGCGCCACATCAAGTATATAAGACGCGAAATCCCCCCCAAAAAAAAAAAAATATCAGTGGTCAACCGACGCCAAAAACTTTTTAAATGCAATGCGACGACAAGGAATCTTTTGGATACTCACGTGTCCCTCACCA